GGCCGCGAGTTCATCGTGATGTTCTCAAGTCCGGGCATGGGCACTTCAATGGCTTCCTTGCCAGCCGCATAGATTTTGCCGCCGAAGACGTAGGTGTCGTTGGGCTGCCAGCCGTAGCTGGACGGCACTTCAATCGGGCGTTTCTCACTGCTCATCTTCTCCACGCAAGCGCGGATGTAGTCGTACAGGTTCTTGTCGTTGCCTGAGCCAAATGCGGCCAGTACGTTTTGTTGTGCCAATGCTTTCACGGTCTCGTCCTTACTGACAACTGATTTCTGGGGGAACGAAATGTCCACGGTCTTGTAGTCGCGCACGGCCAGCATATGCACAAGATGCTCACCGTTACTGCTCAGGATGTCCACAGGGAACAAGTCGTAGGGCAGCAACATGATCTGTCGCTTGGTGACTTGGCCGTTGGCGTCTGTGTCTTCCTTCTCCATAAAAACGCCACCACGCACACCGTAGGCATATCCGCGTGGGGCTTCAGGGCGCTTGAGTTGCCTTGCGTCTTGGCCGTCTGTGGCTGGCAACTCGATGGTTGTTTCAGCGGTGACTACCGCCGTCTCGCGTCCGAGCGCCAAGGGATTGGTTACCTTCCCAAAGAATTGACACCCGTCACAGATGCCGGGGTTCTCTGAGTCAAACTTCGTGCAAGGGTATGGCCCTCTGATCTCGGCCAGCTTCTGGTGCATGCGCTCATGCGGGTATGGGTGCAGGTCGGTCAACCAGATCGCGGCCTTCTCACCATCGTTGCACTTCTGGGCAATGCTCAACCAGCCACGCCACAAAGGCTCCACGCCATCTTGGTCGGCGTTCTCAACGTACCACTCGAGCTGCTTGCAACCTGCGCCGTTCTTGGTTTTCTTGTAAATGTTCTTGAACAACGTGATGCTGTTCTCAAACAACTTGACCGTGGTGGGTGTGTGGGGTGCGTCTGGTCGCTGGCCGGGCAACGCCAAGGGTGCGACTGCGGATGGGCGGGGGAGTGCTGGCAGTGAGACAAGCTGTTGCTCGATGTGCTTGGCCAAGTCTTCAAAATCAAACGTGTCGCCAGCGGCTAGTATGCGGACTGGGCGCGGCGTAGCGTACTTCGCCTTGTTGTTGAATGTGCCGGGGAAACGCAGTACTCGGGCGGAGTCAGCAGTCACCGTCATGTCGATGCTCAAGGCTTCCTGTTTGCACAGGCGCTTTAAGTTCTCGGCCACAGGCTTCCACTCGTCAACGGCTATGTCCTGCGTGAACGGCCAGTAGCAATGCAAACCACCGCCTGAGTCCACGATGTAGGGTGTGCCCAGCAAGTCCAAGCCGGTCTTGACCATGAAACCGTTGAGCGCCAGTGCTGCCGCCTTCTTGGTTTCGTAGCCATCCATGTCGATGAACAGCGAGCGAATGTACCGAGCGTTGTCGGCTGTGCGCTTGCCTTTGGTTTCAAATGTGGACAGCGCAAAGTAGATGTCCTTGCTGTCGCCCCATTTGGTTATGGTCGCGGGTAGTTCATCCAGATGTTGAACAAAGTTGTGCTCCTTCTTTTTTGTAGTTAGCTCTGCCGCGCAATACAACCCGTTGTCCGGAGACGGCAAAACAACCGCTAGAAATTCAAGCGGGGTCATGGGTATCCTTTGGGTTTAAGAGAACAGGTCGAGCTGTTGGGGGTCGCGCAGTGGGAATTCTTTTTCAGGAGCGATGGCGGTGAAGCGGCGCAGGAGTTCAATTTGCCAGTCGATTGGCGCACCGAATTCGTTGTCTTCCATGTACATGGCGAAGTACTTGATGAGTTCTGTGTTGCTTAAGGTGCGAGGCCGTAGTGTTGACATATTTTTCTCCATGCGTCGTCTGCTGAATGTGCTGATCTAAGAATTGTGAGAAGCGTCTCGACTCGATGTTCGTACGCTGGGAAGATGTCGCCACCCTCAAACCAGTTGTAGACCGTCTGTCGTGACACGCCCAAGGCTTTTGAGATGCGAACAACTGAGAAGTTGTGATGCGCGGCCCATCGTCCAAGCTGGTTGCCTGAAGTCTTGGGAGAACGCATGATCGCGTCGATTGTTTTTTGTGAGTAGGCCATGTTGTTTGGGTGGGGGTACTCGCTGCGTCTGTGGCGAACCAACTTTGAACGGCACACATTGGTATTGGTTGAGGCGTCTGCAACCACAGCATCCGCTTTCCCCCCGAAACTCCTTAGTTATTCATCATCCCAGTCGGACACGATGTCGGCGAGCTTGCCCTTCTTGGCAGGCACGGCGGCGGCTTTGGGCGCTTCCTTGCGCACTTCAGGTTCCTCGTCAGCATCGGCGGCGGGTGCGGCCTTGGCTTTCTTGGCGGGCTTGGCAGGGGCTTCGTCTTCCTCTTCCTCGGCTTCAACGACAGGTGGCTTACCGGCCAGCACCATCTTGGGAGCATTGGCTTTCACGCCATCGGTCTGCGCCACGGTCATGACCACTGCACGTTGCGCATCGTCGCTCTCGGCTTGCGTCTTGATGACTTCGTACTCGTCGTCGGTCAGCCAGCGCACAGGCTTGAAGAACAACTTGGGGGACTCAGCCTTGGTATCAAAACGCATCTCAGTCACGATCTGCTCAGGATTCACAGGCGGGTTCTGCACGGCCAAGTAGCGGGCGTATGCCTGCAATGGGCGCTTGTCGCCTTCTTCCTTACCGAACACAGAAGTGGCGGGCAGAGTCAACTGCATCACGTCGCCGGATGGGTTGTTGGCCAACACCACCGCCAAACGCTGTTGGTAGCGGCATGCACGGCTATTGCCTTGGCCAGAACCAGCTTGGTTCTTGGGGCAGTTCATGCAGGTCACAGCCTGTTTGTTTGCGGCGCTTGGGTCAGGGCGCTCACCGTCATTACTCCAGCAGTCAGGGCCGGTGATGTTGTCGGCATCGTAGGACGATGCGTAGAAAATACGGCTGACCTTTGGTGCGGCTTTGACGATGATGACTTCCAGATGGCGGTCATCAATCGCGGCGACTTCCTTGCCACCAGCTACCAGACGGAACACACCACCTTTGATGGAGATGCGCTTGACGTTGGAGACGCTGCCGCCTGTGAGGGCTTTGGCTGTGTCGGAGAGTTCGTTGTTACGAGCGAATGCAGGGACGTTTGAGGGGGAAAAAAGCGTTATGTTTGACATATAAAACTCACTTGGTTGGTTTGGTGATAACGATGTTGAACTCCGAATGCGAGTTCAGTCCCGGTGGCAGAACCCCCGGGTTCTCTTCGAGAAACTGTGCCATGTTGGTCTGGGCGATGCGCTTCTCCAGCAACTCGATAGCGCCATGCTCAAGGATGAACTCCTTGAATGAACCCCAGTCGTTTGTGTTGTAGCGCGTCGATTGACGCATGGACACAGTCCCAAAGGGACTCTTTACAGATGTCAGGCCCATAGCCTTCATCTGGTCTTTGATTGCAAACTTGATCTCGTCTTGCGCGGCCTTGAGTTCTTCCAACTTGGTGTCGTACTCTTTGGTCATCGTGTCGATTTCAAGTTTGATCTTGCGGTAAATTTTTACCAGCTTATCTAGAGGAATTGTTTCTTCACTCACTTGCTTCTCCTGTTATTGTTTGTCTAAGGTTGGACATCTTACACACGAATTTCTGCTTTGCAACTCCTTTCATGAATTTATTTCTATCTCGAACATCTGGGTTAAAAGTGAGTTGTCGCTCACTTTCGCTTCAAGGGCTTTGAACATCTTCTTCTCGATGGGTGAGCCTTGAATGTGTATGACCGTGACTTTGTCTGAGTTCTGACCTTTGCGATCAGCACGCGCAATACATTGGATGTACTGCTCAACACTCATCAGAGGGCCAAAGAATACAACCGTGTCAGCAGCAGTCAGGGTAATCCCGTGGGCAGTTGCTTGTGGTTGCATTACCAACACACGCGGGTCTTGTTCGTGCTGGAATCTGTGGATGATGCTTGAGCGTTTTGTTGGGGTGATGCCCCCGTGGATGCACTCGTTTGCAATGTTCTTCTTGGTCAGGTGTGCTTGGATGGTGTCGATGCTTGATCTGAACAGCGCAAAGATGATGACCTTGCGTGACGTCTCTTCCAAGATTTCTTCCAACACACCAAGGCGTGGGGCAGCATCGAACTCGACAACCTCTTTGTCGTCCGTGTACACAGCGCCGCAACTGATCTGCAACAACTTGGATACACCAGCGGCGGCATTGACCGCGCTGATTGTCTCGCCTGCGGCCTGCACCAGCATGCGATCTTTCAACAGGTTGTAGTACTTGGCTTGCTGTGGCGTGAGTGGGACTTCGCGTGTGGTTGTCAGCACTGGGGGCAAGTCAAGGCACTGCTCTTTGCTGAACCGAATGGCAGGTTGAAGCGCCTCATGCACCAGCTCAGCCGCGTTGTGCTTGGCCGCCCACTTGTACTTGGTGATCTTGTTCATGACCTTGTCGCGCCACGACGTGAAGTAGTTGGGCACGCCATCGGGGTTGACGATCTTGGCCAAGCCATACGCATCTGCTGGCGACTGCGATGCTGGAGTACCAGTCATCATCCACACATGGGTCGTTGGCTTGATGATGGACTTCAAGGCTTTCCAGCGGCGTGTAGTGATCGTCTTGTATGCGTTGGCTTCGTCCACGATGATGAGGTCGAAGCGGCCATCAGCGTTGATCTCATTGGCTATCAGGTTCACGCCTTCGTAGTTCGTGATTACAAACTCGTAATCTTGCTGAAGCATCTCGATGCGGCGGCTAGCCTGCGTGTGGTGCGCGACGATGGCCGAGCGGTGGATGATGCTGTTGCTGAGATCAGCCAGCCATGCAGACTGCATGATGGACAGCGGGCACAGAATCAAACAACGTCGAACCTTGCCAAGCTGCATCAAGTAGTCCGCCGCCCACAGCGCCGATAGTGTCTTGCCTGTGCCGGGCTCCGAGAACACAAACGCCTTGCGGTGCATGGTCAGAAAGGCAGCAGTCTCGATCTGGTGCGCCATCGGTTTGTACCGACCGGGCCACTTGTACTTGCGTGTGATTGGCGAGGGCACATCCTTCACGCCGAGGTTCTTCAGAACCCTAACCTCATCCAATCCCCAGTAGACAGCGACGTCAAACCCACCGTCATCACGTTCCATGACTTTGTGTTTAGGTATGACGCTGTATTTTTCTGGGTGTCTGGTTCTGAATATTAGGGCCTTGTCTTCAAGGATTTCCATTGCTTCTCCATCGGTTTTTTATTTGTTGTCGCCTTCGTTGGCTTTCTTTGCGCGCAATCTCAGGTTACCGGGCGTTGACTTGCCGCCCTTGCGTAGCGGCTTGATGTGGTCAATGTCTTTGCCAGTACGCTCGATGCCTGCCTTGTCATACGCACGACGCGCCCGCTGGCGCTCGTGTTGATCGGAACTGGGGCCAGACTTGCCTGTCTCTAAGTCCCGCTTGTATTCCTTCTTGTAGTCTCGTTTGGTTGCCATGATTCGCTCCTAATGTTTCGGGTTGTACTCACACGTTTTAACTGGGCACCACGGGCACAGCGCGGAGGACTTTGGATTCCACACGCCAGAGGCAGTACACTGCTCCAGCTTGGCCACGCGCTCGCGGTACTCCCACCATCCAGCATCGACCTCGTCCACGGCCATGCTTGCCTTAACCATATCATTCTTGACCACGAACAGCAACGCTGAGTTGATCTTCCTGATGTGTGGGAAGTGCTTGAAGACCATCAAAGACATGAGCTTCAACTGGTCGCGGTCTGGGTACTTGTTGTTGCCGGTCTTGTAGTCCACCACACGCGCCGTCAAGTTCTCGTCGTCGATGATGAGCAAGTCGGCAATGCCTCGTACCCAGCGGTTCTTGTCATTGAAGTCACAGGGTTGCAAGTCCCGCGTGAGCCCCATCTCGTACTCGCACAGCTTGCGTCCGGGCTTGGCGATCAGAGCGTCGAGCATGTCCTTGGCGTACTCAAACTCAGGGGGCATGGGTGTGCCGTCCTTGATGTAGAACTCAGCGGCAGTGTGGAACTGCTTGCCGTAGTTGGTAGCCTCAGTCTCTTGGAAGGGGAAGTTGTTGAGCACCTTGACTTCGTGATACCTGCGCGGGCATCCCTCGAAGTCTTTCAAGCTGCTGTGGCTCCATGTGATTGGTTTCATTGCTTTGCTTTCAGTATTCTGTTAACTATGCGCTGAATGCTGCGTTTGTCTATTTCCCAAAGTTCTTCGGGGTCTTCATAAAAGTACCCTTGGCTGCCGTGCTTCTTACGCATTGCTCTTTGAAACACCTCACTCCGGTCAGTCATTTCCAACGCCTCCCAGACTTTTTTCCAGTCGTCAGTAGTTAGTTTCATCAAAACCTCGCTGAGTTGATTACTTGCGTCAAGCGTTCGGCAAAGGCATGCACAAACTTCTCGTCGCGGTTGAGTGTGTCGCGTCCCATGTCGGCAAGGATGGCATGCACCACCTCGTGCCAGAAGTTTGCTTGCATGGTCTCAGGTGCGAAGCGTTTGCCTGTCACGTTGCTGGTCTTGCCCAGCTCGATGCGGCTGTGGTCGTAGTGGATACGCGCCATGTCACGCTTGCGTAGCATGGTCTCCACAATGTCGATGGAATACTGCTTTGTCCCGACACGTATACGGCGTGGGATTGGTTGTTTTGTTTTTGCTGTCATTGTGTTGCTTCTCCTTTATATATTTTTGATTCCCACAGTGTCACCACCATGCCGTGCACTGTTGGACTGCTAGCGCGTACCCAGCCGTGTGGTGTAACAAACCCTTCTCGTTGGGCAATCCGTGGCACCGCACCCCATGCCCGCTTGTCAGGTGGCTCAGGCAAGTCGGGATATGCTTGCCTAACTTGTTCCGTTGTAAACCAACGGTTGGCAAGCGCATGCGATCTAAACGCTTCAATAGCTGTTGAAACCCAGCTATCTCCTGCGTGCATAGCCGCATCGTTTGCTCTTGCGTGGCCTATTGCCAACCCTTCATGTGGTGTTGTCATGTCTTTGCTTCTCCATATCTACGGTGCGCACCACCGTCAGCGGCCAGAGGAATCCCCGGCAGGTACTTCGGCTCCATAGTCATCTGCGCCAAGACCCAAGTCTTAGCGTCAGCAACTTCATCGTCAGGCACAACAACGATCTGCTCGTCATGCACTGTGCCTACCACGGGGTACTTCTTCGATACCCTCAACATTCCATCGGTCATGACAATTCGCGCCACGGCCTGCGTCACGTTATTCGTCACTTTCCCTGCATACAGCTTGGTAGCGTTTGGCCCGTATACCCACTGGCTCCTACCTTTTTCATCTTTCTCGCGTCGCAACTGTGGGTAGAGCAAGCTCATCCCATTGGGTAATTCTATACGTTCTTTGCTGAAGGTCAAGCACTTGTACTGGAAGACTTTGCCCCCGTACAGGCTGGACTCGATCAGGTTAGAACACATGTCCCAGAAGGTAGCAACGGGGTGGGCAGTGGCGCGGTAGATGTCAATGATCTTCTTGGCCGCAAGGCAGTGGGTCAGTAGCTCTTGGTCGGTGCAGGTGTGCGGTATCTCCAGCATCTTGGCCACGTTGTCTTCCCAGTCCACGAACTTCTGGGCATACGCCTGATCGACCCCGAGCGTCTTGGCAAAGGCTTTCTCATAGCGGACTGGCGGAGCGCCAAGGAAGCCAGTAAGAAGTTGAGACGCGAAAGATGCCCATCCCAAGCCGTAGCCGCACCCCAACAAAGCGCTCTTCGCAGATTGGCGAAGGTCTGGGTGGCTGTCCTTACTGAGTCCGGGGATGTTAAACATCTGCGCTCCGAATGCCGCGTAAGGGTCACCACCAGCGCGGAAGATGTCAAGCATGTCTTGGTAATCTGAAAGCCATGCAAGAACACGTGGTTCAATCTGCGATAAATCCCCGACGACAAGCTGGTAGCCATCGGGAGCCATAATTGCTTTGCGTAGGAAACTGCCTCGCTTGAGGTTTTGCATGTTGATTGCGCTGCCCTTTGCCGCCGTCCAGCGGCCCGAGAGAGCACCGTAATACGATAACGGAACTGGTAACTTGCCGCGCTGACTGATGTCGAGGAAACGCTGTGCCCTTGTGCGTTCGGTTGTAGATTTAACTTTAAGGCGTGCTTCACAAAGGAGGGCAACGTCTTCACGTTCACCGTTGAGCAGCGCTTGGAAGAGGGCATCATTCTTCGCGAAAGCGAACGCTTCTTTGCCGGTAGTTTTACTGACCTTAGTCGGGGGAGTAACCCCGAGGCTTTGAAGTACGTCAGCAAACTTCGGGTTCGATGCGAGCTCAGCTTCTTGTATGCCGAGCCTTTGTAATAGTCCTTCACGTAGTTCTCCTTCTTCTGTCAGTGCTTTGATGAGCATCTTGCTGTCAAGCTCAAGCGTTGGTCGTGTGTACATCTTGAGCGTCATGTCGATCAGACGCAGTTCGGATTTGGGGTATCCGTCAACAAAGCGTTTGAAAATTTCTTCGCACAGGTACACGTCATGCGCACAGTACTCGGCGAGGTCTCTTTCAATTTGTTCTGTGAGTGCCGTAAGTCCGTCCGTCGAATGTACGGCGGTTCCCTTAGCAGGGAGTCCAAAATCTGCTGCAAGTTTGGCGAGGGAATTACCAACTTCCACGCCACGTAGAGCGCGTCCCATTGATAGCGTGTCGAAGATGAAGGCAGGTCGGGCGTTATATAACCATTCCATAATGGATACATCGAACTGTGCGTTGTGCGCAAGCACTGCGGTTCGTCCCCAGTCAACTCCAGAAAAGTATTCACGTAGTCCTTCTCCTCCAACCCATTCAATTGGACTATCGGTTCCGAACTCGTGTACGCATACTCCAAACGCTTTGAATCTCTTGTCACGGATGTACTCCTCTGTTGTCATCTTTGATAGTGTGTAGTCTTTGCTGTCCCACCGAGTTTCAAAGTCGATGGAAATGATTCGGTCAAATGGTTTGCTCAATTAAATGCCTCTTTAGGGGGTGCGTCGATAGTGTTTAAGAATCCGAAAAAATCATTGGCTTCGATCATGATTTCCGCTGCCTCCATTTCGTCTAGGTTCATGGTGGCTACCTCCAAGCGGTCTTCGCCTGTGTTCTTGATGATGAGCACCGCTTGGTTTGCGTTGGGGCCGTAGCATGTGAGGAACTTCAACACCGTGGTCTTGAAGTGCGCCTTCTCCTCGTCCGACATTGCCTTGAGCAACGCGTCTATTGCTTGTTCTTGATCCATTCCGTGATCTCCTGTAATTGGTTGATGTTCTTCTCGTTGACCACAAGTGCGTAGCCGCCTGCGTTCAGTATCCGATTAAGCTCGCGCTCTTGCAAGGCGGTGGTCGTGCCCTTGCCAGCCTTGCACTCGATGGCAATGAAGTAGCCGTCAAGACAGCCGATGATGTCGGGGATACCAGCGCGGCCAAAGCCTGCCTGATACGGTGAGAAGTGATACACCCCCATCGCATCCAGCATTTCCTTGACCTTCTTCTTGACCTTGGCTTCAGGAGTCATTGCCATTTTGCACCTCCGCCAGTTTCATCATGTAGTGTCGGCACTTGCCCAAGTCATCGCTGCCGTCCTTGCGCCCAGCTCGCATCGCATACTTGATGACGTTGCCCTTGAGGTAGCCCACGAACTCCTCGTGCGTCAGCACCGCCTGCATCAGTTCCCACGGCTGTATGGCCATGTCCTTGTAATGATTGCCGCTGATCTGTAGATCGTCAGCCCTCGTTCCGTTGAAGTGTTTGTCCATCTCGCTTCTCCTTTAGTTTGTTTGATAGTTCTTTGCGTAACCACTTGGGGCCACCCAAGCGTTTCCATTCGGCATAGTGCGCAGGGATTAACCGCACACCGATGTTCACAGACACCCCCGTCAGTTCACTTTTTGGTCTTGGCACGTTTTGTCTCCATCATGTCTGGTGCTCTGGTGCTTATGTTCTTCTCTGTTATCCCGAAGATTGTTCCGTGGCTCGGATTCTTCTCACGTATCTTGTTCAAGCCCTCGGTCATGTTGGCACTGATGGCCGCATTGCGTTTGATGTCTTTGAAGGGGTCGCCTCTACGTGCGATCTCCTGATCGGTGTACTCTTTCCAATTAAATGCGCTCACTACACTCATGTTGCTCCCCCGCTGACTTAGTTATAAAAATTAACTTGCACTTTGTGCAACGCCACAGTTGTCCCTCGACAACCACGGTTTCTTTTTCTCGGTGTTGCCCACGCACCCTGCCAAAGAATGTTTTGATCTTTTCAAGCATCTTGTTGTCTCTCCCATCTTCTGCACAAATCTTTCACGGTCTGACTCTTGCGCTTACCCTTGCACACGTTGCTGATTGACTTCTGCTTGGCTTTTATCTGCAACTGCGCTGGGGTCAGAGGCTTTACTGGTTCTGCTGTAGCTGGAAACAAACCTGTCACGCCCAGCCAACAGCACACGGCGGCGACAAGTAAACGATCAAATATCATTCTTCCCCCCGATGTTCATACAGTCGCTTCTCCAGCCGCTCGATACGTTGTTGGTTGTACTGGACGATTGACCTTGCGTATTCCACAGCACTCTCAGCTTCTAACTTCTTGATGACAGCCTCGCGCATTTCTTTCTCGATGATTTCGCTGATTGGCTTTGGCTTCATCAGTTCCTTGATGTACTTGAGTGTTGAATCTTTCCAACTCATGTGTTTCTTTCTTTTAATTTGGCTTCAATGTCACGCACCATCTCCAGCAAAGTTCCCTTCCCGCAACCGCACTGAAAGTCTTCCCAGCCCCAGTAGCTTTCTACCTCCTCATCCGTCAGCCCTACCCAAGGCCGTTGCCACTGTCGCTGTATCTTCTTTACATCTTCCGGCGTATGAGTTTTGCTGTTCATGTGTTTCTTTCTTTTAATGCGGCTTCGATGGCTCGGGCAAATGCGAACACGCCACTCACTTCATAGCCTTCGGGTTGATAGAAAAGGTGCTCGTCTGCCAACTTTCGCAAGTTCTCATCCGTCAGCTCTACCCACGTGCGCGGGGGTCGCATAGACAGTTTGATGTTGGCAACTCTTAGTTCGCCAATCAAGTCGTATGCATGCTCTTCCAGTCTTTTGATATGCGCATTAGCTTTCTCAAGTTCTGGCGCATTCGCCTCAATGATGCGCTCACGTTCTTTGGCGGCTACCAGTTTGGCAAACTTTTCAGCGTATTCAAGCCCAATGATCGGCATCCAGTTCACATCCGTTGCCAAATGAAGCCCAGCTTCATGCGCCATGCGGATAATGTTTTCTCTATCCATTGTTCTTCTCCTTGAGTTTGGCTTCTGCGGCTTGAATGTAAAAGCGTATGCCTGCGTGGTTATGC